CTCTTTTTTCTTTATTGCAAAGTCTTAATACTGTTTGATATACTTTATTTACACTTACTGCCATTTAAATATTTTTTTATAGTTAAGCAACCACCCTATAATAGAGTGGCTGCTCTACTATATAGTGATTACGCGTTTAAGCGTTTTTCTATGTTGGAGTAAATCTCCATACCTTCATCAGTTTTAAACCAATGTGCCAAAGCGGTATATGGATGCTCATCGAAAGGCACTGTCATTATAGGTCTATCATTAGATCCCCATAAAAAGTTTCTTTGATCTGAGCTTAACTTTATAATACCAAGTTCTGTTGCTTTTATTCCAAAGTTTCTAAGTTGAACGTTGTCATCAGCGGCTAACTCTAGCAATAAACTAGGATTATTTCTAGCAAACAGTAACAAATCTCTTCTAAGCTCCTTAGAACTCATCTTAGATACCTCAGAGCCTTTTTCTACACGCATAATAGCTTCTGCCGTATCAATATCTAGCTCTCTAGCCATTATTATAGCATCTGCTTCTAATTCTAAAACTTCTATTTCATCAGCAGCAACTTCATCAGCTATAAACTCGTAATATATTTTATCTTTATGCGGGTGATACAAAGATAAAAGTTTTTGTAAGGTAGTTTTTTCTTTTGGAACAAACAAAGTTCCATCTCTAAAAACAATATGAGATAATCTTTGATCACCTGTCATCTCATCTACAAAAGGAGTTCTTTGGTTCTCACAATACTTTAACTCTCTTTCATAACCTTTTTCTTTATCAAACCAAAACACGTTTGCAGACTTTATTGATCTAGATATAGGTTTTTTACTACCTCTTAAATAATAAACTCTATCTTTTATTTCCCACTTAGGTGATTTAGGTTCTATTTTTTTAGGTTTTGGTGCTTCAGCAGCTATTGCTTCGACAACAGGTACTTCTACCTTTTCTATTTTTTGTTTTTTTGCCATGATATAATATAATAAAAATTAAAAAAAAAGATCGGAGGCCGAAGCCCCCGACCTAATATAAATTACTTCATCAACATAAAGTTGTTTGCACCTTGAGTAATCAAACATCTCTCAGTTAAGAAGTGTAACTGCATTGAGTCTAAAGCAGTAGTCGCAGCTCCAACAGAACCAGTAGTCCAAGTCTTCATTCTACGATCGTCAGTTTGAGAAGCTCTATAACGTACGTGTAAGAACGGACGCTTCATGCTTTGCCCAACAGTTTGATCATAAACAGAAGAAGTACCAGCTGGAATAATAACACCTCTAATTGCATTAGTAGGGCTAGCATCGTTGATTCCACCACGAGTAGCTTTATCGTTTAAGTAACGGAAGTCAGACTTATAGAAGTCATAAGATCCTCTACGGAAACCAGAGAAACCTAAGTTCAATGCCATATCTTCAGAGTTGTTGAACACACCGTAAGATGTACCACCAGCTCCGTAAGAGTTCATTGAAGCTAACATATCGTCAATAGCTAACGAAGTGTTTCTATTAACAAACATCATGTTCTCTTCAATAGCACCTTGCTTATCAAACTCAGCTAAAATAGCGTCGAACTCTGCTAAATCAGTAGCAGCGTTAACACCATTAACGCCAGAAGTAACATTACCTCTAGCTTCTATAGCAGCGAATAAACCTTCAGTACCTACAGTTCCATTACCAGCTGCAGAGCCTAGTAAAACAGAAGTAGCTCCATCAAGAACAGAAGAGCTATCATTAAGCTCAGCTTCTAACATTGCCATTTCAATATAGTCAGTGAAACGAGATCTTGTATCAGCTTCAGCTTTTAAGTACCATAAGTAACCTGACTGTCCATTTTCAGCAGAAACCTCTACCCAACCAATACGAGATGCATCAGATCCTGATACTTCGTAGTAATCTTTCATGATAATAGGTTTGTTAGTGAAAGTTTGAAACTGAGGCTCGTTAGCTCCTCTTGAATCAAGTTGAGCAGTAGTACCAGCACCAGCAGTATATCCCATAGCTTTACCAAATTCAGAACCATAAACTAAAATAGTAGTAGCTTCTGAAGAAGTAGCACTTAATTGAGCAGCGCCAGCGTCATAAGGTGAAACCTCAATAGTAGTAGTAGAAGGAACTTTAGTTACTAAACACTTAACGATACCGTTAGTAGCATCAGATACAATAATAGTATCATTAACTCTAACACCGTGACCGTTAGCGTGAAGTGAGTTTCCATCAATATCTTTACTAATAGTAATGATAGAAACGTTCGTACTGTTTACTTGAGTACCACCAGAAGCAGTACTAATGTTTGCTTTGTAAGATAAATGTAATCTACCTTGTTCAGACCATACAACTTGATCAGATGTCATAGCCTCTTCTGCACCAACTTGAGAAAGGAAACCAGAAATTGTACGAGGTCCAAAAACCTCAGCTTCTTTTTCCATTAAGTCAGGCAGGTATTGTTGTCCCCACGAGTTTGCTGTACCCGTAAAGTCTAAGTAGTTTGTAGCTAGTGTCTGCTTTCTTGCAGCAGGTACACTGTTTAAACTACCACCTGGAGTAATTGCCATAATTATAAATTTTAAGCGTTAAATAAATTATTTTTTGTTTTTAATTTTAAACTTAAAATCTGAAGAATCGTTACCTAAAACTCTAACTTTAACACCATCAATAATAGCTCCTTGTGTTTGACGTGGATCCATATTAACATTTTTTGATTTTGATACGCTGTCTTTTAAAGCATCAGCTCTACCTTGATCGTAAAAATGTTTTGCGATAGTATCTGCGTTCATAGCCGTAAACAAACTTTTATGATAACCAGCAGCATCTTCCATCATACCATCTTTGTTCAAAAACCTTTTGACAAAAGTACTAATGTCTTGCTGTGATTCTTTAACTTTGTTTGCGTCTTTAACATTAAATCTAAATTTCTTTTCACCAACGTTATATTCAAAACCTTTGAACTTATTGTTAAAAACATTATCTGTTTTTTTAAGAAAGTTAGACTTTTCTTTTTCAAACTTTAGTTTTGTCTCTTCAGACTCTTTGTTATATCGATTAAAGAAGTCCATTGCTTTTTGCTGTTCAGGCGTAAGCTTTGATCCAGCTTTAATCTCATCATAATATTTAGACTTTTGCCCGTCTAAGTAGGCTTTAGCCTCGGCAACTTGCTCTTTTAAGGCTATTTTCTTTTTTCTAATATCTTTTTCCTCGTCTACTTCTTCATCATAAGAAAAGTTTTCTTTCATTAAAAAATCTACTTCTTCTGAGTCTAAGTGAGGTTTAGTTTTTTTATAATACTCTCTTAACAAAGCGGTATTATCTAGTTTGCTATAATCTTGATTTAAACGAACATAGTCTTCAACATCTCCACCTGTTTCGTTCATAAAGTCTACTAACTTTTGAATGTTTTCAGGTAGAGGCTCACCAGTTTCTTGAGCTTTAGCTACGGCTTCTTCGACTTGCTCTACAACTTCTTCAACTTCTTCTTCAACCTCTTCGTTAGTTATTTCTTCAACAACGGGTTGTTCTTGTGCTTCATCTTCCGGCTGTACTTCTTCTTGTTCTTGTACGGGCTCGGCGTTTTCATCGCTTCCAACCACTCCTGAGTCGTCAGTTTCACTTGTTGTAACTTCTTCTGTTTGCTCTTCTGGTTTGTCATCTTGTTCCGTTGCCGGTGGTTTGTTTAAATCTACTTTGATAACGCTATCGTCACTAGCAGATTTAAATTTCGTTTCTTCAACGTTTTCTAGTTCTTGTTCCATAATATAAAATATAAAAAATTAGTGTTAATTAGCTAGGTCCCATTGCACCTAGATTAAATCCACCTTCAAGTATATCATTACCGGCAGACTCAAAGTTTTTAGGTGGTCTACCTGATTTTCTTTGATCTATCATCTCTGATTGTTGAGTGGCTTGTATTTTTGTTCTTTTGTCTTTACGATCTTCTTTTTCTTTTTCTCTTTGTTGTAATCCATCAGTTTCAACTTGCTTTAACTGCATATTATACTGAAACTCTAGTTGCATTAACTCTTTTTTAAGATCAACTTCTTGTTGCATTTTTTGAGCATCAAGTTGCGCTTGCATTTGAGCTAGCTGCATTTTGCTTTGATTTAAAGCTTGATTTTTTTGCACTTCTACTTGAGCAGCTTGTTGAGAAGCTTGAGCGTTAGCTTGTGATTGTGCTTGTATGTTTTCTCTTTGAAGTCTTCTATCATTAGCTTGTTTTTTCTTTCTTCTAATTTTTAAAACTTCATTAGCTAGCTTTACATTTTTAATGTTTCTAATATCAATAGCATCTTCAAGCTCTATAGTCTGCTGTTGCAGTGCCATTTGTATATTGTTTTCTAACCTTTGTTTTTCTTCTTCATCTGGAGATAGCTCTATAAATATACCAAAGTCATACAAGTGTAGTTCTGATATTTCTTCTAATGTAGCAACATTATGAACACCTAACGCGTGAACAAAAGCATCTTTAGTTGGCGAGTATTCTAATACATCAGATATTCTAAGTGACAAGCACTCTGCTAGCTCTGCAGTTAAAAATAAACCAGACTGTAATATATGTCTTGTAGCAGTATTACTATTAGCAGCTGCTATTTTTTGTATACCTACTAAAGCGTTTTTATCTGGCATGCTACCATCACGAGCCTCGTTAAGCCCGGTGACGTCACGTATCATTTGCATGTAATAATTGTAGTTTGCTATCAAAGCTTGTATCTTGTTGCCACCAGATCCTGACGTAATTTCTTGTATAGGCACTTTACCTGGATTCATATCACCCTCAGAAGTAAATGATCTACCAATAACACTACCTGTTTGGAAGAACATGTTTAAAGCTTCTTGCGGATTATAGTTTGTTCCGTTACCTAAATCTATTTCAGCTAAACCATCAGCGTCAAGATAAACGCCATCTGGCACCATACGCGACATTACTTGTTGCAGCTTTAAATGCGTGAGTTGTATCATATCAGCAAAACCAGTAATACGCTTAACAAGAGAGTCTATTCTATTATTATACATCCTTGGCGCAACAATACTATAATTCATTTTAACTTTAGTATAGTCGCTTTTAGGCCTAATCATATTTTTACAAAGCTCCCAACGCAAAAGTTTTTTAGTACCAAGTATAATAGCTCCATCATATAAAACCTCTATAGCTCTTTGTAGTCTAGTAAAACCTTCTTGTTTTTCTTCTGGTGGATTAAAAGTATCATCTTTTTCAATAGCTTTTTCCCCTCCAGCTAGTGTTTCTTTAATCTTATAAACATGATTCATATAAGTTTTATAATTAAAATATAAAACTTGAATTTTGTTATTATCTTCTTTTTGTTGATTATAACTATTGTAAGAGTTACTTCTATATACTCCTTGGGACTGTTTTATTTCTTCTAAATCTTCTTCTGTTAAATGTGGAAATTGTTTAGCCAGCTCGTTAAAAGGTATTTGTTTTACTTCACCAACATAATATATATCGTCAAAATATGGTGAGTCAGTATACGAATATACTAAATTGGCAGGATCAACATAATCTATTGTTATACCTTCTGAAGTTGTAAAGTTATTTTTAACAGCTCCAATACCTAATACAGCTAAATCGTAATAAAATCTTTTTTTAGTAAGTTCATATTTGTTACCTTCCATAAGCATGCGTATCGCTTGCTCTTGAGCAATTTCTACGTTTTGCTTATAATTTAACTGCATGTGTATACCTAGTTCTTCAAGATTTTCAGGTAATTCTTTTTCATCGCTTTCCGTCATATCAACACCAAGCTCTGCTTGAACTAAATCGTTTAAATCTTTAAACTCCATATCAGACATTATAGCCTCCATGTATTCAGTTCTTTTATCAACACCGTTTTGTGATTGTGAAAAAGCTTTTATATCATAAGTTCTTTCAGCTATTCCATTAACTACAATATCAACAAACTTAGGTATTATTGGTACAGGTGTCCAATCTAAATTTAAATAACTTAAATCACCATTAATAGAAAGCTCGTCTTTATATTTTTGTACGCCTTGCTCTCCTCTAGCATATAATCTTAAACTATGAAACTCATCATAGTTAGATCTATATTTATTTCTATAATTGTTTTCGTCATAAAACCACTCAGCCTCTATAGCTTTAGCAACTTTGAGACCATATTCGTAGCTAATTTTTTCAGCATCACTAACTACTTGACTTGGAAAATATCTATTAGTGTAAGCCATATTATTTTATTATTTTTGACATAGAGCCATTATTAGAATATCTTGATATATTTATGTTCAATTTACTTTTTTGTTTTTCGGGATTAGGTCTATATAAATGTCTATTACAAGCCATTATTGCTAAGCCAGAGCTAATACTAGCATCAAACTTAGTTCTTTTATTTATGTCAAACTTTGCCCAATCATTAAGTAAACTGTTAAAATACAAGTCTCCAAAAGTATTGTCAGGCATCATACCAACGTGGTTTTGAATATACATTTCTATAGCAGCAGCGTGAGCTTGCTTTATATCTTCACTAGAGTTTGGTATTCCACCAACTTCTTTTTCTGCTACAGATAATTTATTCCATATCTTGTCTGGTCTGTTCATGCTGAAACCCCTATAACCTCTACGTCTTAAATAGTATAGTAATCTTGGTTTGTTATTCTCTGCAAGTAGTGGCATACCGTAAAACACTAATGCCATTAATACATCTTCAAAAAATATTTCAGCGGTTTGCGGTCTACATAAATACTCCAAGAAAAAATGGTTTGGTGGAGCATCTTCCATGGAAAACTTTGTTAATCCATGAAGTGATCCTTTTGATCCACGGCCGTCTACAGTACCACTAATATCATAGCTATCACAACCAAACGCACCAATGTGTTCATTTCCTGGGTATTTAATTCCATTTTTATCTATAACTCTATTTTGCATGCTTTCTTTAGGAGTCCAACTAATTTTAAATCTTCCGTTTTGATCAGGATAAAAAATTACTTTACTATCTTTTACTCCATTTACCCACTGAAAATTACCAGTAGTTACACCTAAAGATCTCCCAAGCTCTTCGTTATAATCTATTTGTTCGTATATTTTAACTAAGTTAAATATACTATTTTTTGTTTCATCTCTAAACGCGTGCTCTTCAGTTCTTGGAAACTGTCTATAAAACTCGTTCAACGCGTCTTGATCATCTCTTAATCCTTCAGCTTCATTTTGCCAGTGATCAATAACACCAACATCTATTAGTTCACCGTCGGGTCCACAACACTCTCGTGTTGGGGTATCGAAAACTGGTCGTCCATACTCATCAATAAATCCTTCATAGTTCCATTCCATTGGGATAAACAAAGAATATAAACCAGAGCGTGTTTGACCATTTCTATTTCTTTTTGTGACATTGCTGTCGTTATACAGTTTTTTAAAGTTATCACCACCTTTTTCTAATGAATTACTAGTTGAACCCATCATGCATTTACCTACAATTCTACTACCCAATCTTAAACAAGTTTTTGTAACTCGCCAGTTATTTAAAATATTATCAGGTCTTTCCCACTTACCACTTTCATCATGTACTAACAAATTAAGCTTTTCTCCATCATAACTGTTGTCACCTGTATTTTTCCAATCAATAGTAGTGTCAAGTCCAGCCAACTCTTCTTGCTTTTCGTTGGTAGTAATTTTTTTACGCGTAAACTTACTTGCAGGTACGCGATAAGCAAGTTCAGACTTAGGTCTGTCCATACCGTCTTGAATCGGTTTGAAAAAGAACGGATAGTTGATCGATATTGGAACAACTTTATCTGTAAACATTTTTTTAGCATCAGCACCACTTTTTGATAATATTCCATATCTAGAATCACTTGATATAGTTGCTAAGTTAACGGTCTCAGCAGAACTCATAAACGAAAAACCACTACGTCTATTTTTTAAATAACACATACCGTAGCATCGTTTATCAGCTTTGCACGCTTCCCAAAATATAAAGAACAGTCTGTTGGCTTCTCTAAAATCTGGAGCACCAACATCTATTTTACTCCATTGTAAATACATATAATGGCTACCTGTTATATATGTAGGTTCGCCATCATTCATAAACCAAAAGCCCTCATCTCTGCGTTTGAACTCTTCGTCTATAAAATCGTACCACTTGTCTTTACTTTCTTCTGGATAGTTTCTCCAGTCAAATATATTTTTAAGTTTACTTAACTCTTTAGGGTACTCTATTTTTTGCCACTTGTCGTTGTGCACGTGCACTGTTTGCGGTTTAGCTGGCAAGCCAATTTGCAAACCTTGTATCTCCAGTATCTGTCCAACTCGCCCAGTTTTAGAGATAACCACGATATTATGTTCTTTATTGTATCCATACTCCCATTTACGTTTTTTGTTAAGTCGACTTATTGTTGTCTTCTTAACTGGTTCAACTATTTTATATAAGCTTTGCTCGTAACTCATTTCGATCTGCCTTCCGCGAAGCCTTTAAATACTCTGTCTTTTTTCTCTTCAAGTGTCTTTCCTTCCAAAATATTCTCTTCTTCTTGTATACGGTTGAGTATTTCGAATGCATCAAATATAGCTAACTTTTTAGTAGCCGCAGCGTTCTTCAGTCTATCAGCAGATACATCATCATCTGTGTTAGTAATGATTTGCTCTTGAGCTACTTTAATTAGCTCATCAACTGCTTTGCGCCCAGCTAGGATTATACGCTTCTTCGTTTCCTTGATACTCATATTTAATTGTAATAAATTTGTTCATAACCCTATAAAGTCTTGTATCATTAATAATAAACTCATAGGTTGAAAATGGTGTAAAACCAACTAGCTCTTCTTTTTTGTAAACTCCATCGGTATATTTAACTATACCAATACACTGTTCTTCTTCTCCAACAGCTAGTTTGTTTCTTTGTTTTATAGGTTGTACAAAACAATAACCATCGCAAGCTTTCCACTCGTTATTTTTTTTATATAAAAATATTTGATCTTCTTTTACAACGTAAGTGTTTTCATTAAAAAAAGATCTACTATTTTTTTCTATGCCTTTTACATCATGCCATCTTCTAAAAACATTATGATGAACAATAACTTCATCGTTTTTGTTTATACAAGTTTCAAATGCTGTTGGTGTAGATTTAACAATAGCATGGCGATTTATAAACTCATGATTAAATATCTCTGTATTTAATATTAGCTCTTTATCGCCAACTTTTTTACTATTGTTATATCTATTACCTTTTGGTTCTATTACAAAGTCAAAAGGTGATTTCATTAGTATTCTAAATTATACTCAACAGATACAGCCATATTCTTGTTAAAGTCTTTCCAAGGTATAACTACTTTGTCTTTTCTTATATAAACAGAGTATTTATCTTTTTCTTCTATAATATCACATATAGTGTGACCACCATATACTTCTTGTCCAACAGCATAATGCATCGCATCATTTTTATAATCCTTACCTACACTAATCTTTCTTATCAACTTCGCCATCTTCTTTCGGATAATTTATTACACCTGTTTGCATATCTATATCAAAAGTTCCATATTCTTTTTCTAAAGTATTTTGTACTTCAGTAATCTTTTCTTGCACCAAAGTTAATTGATGTAAGATTTGATGTTTCCTTGATTCAGCTACACCAATATCCATTTGCATCCTGTGCATTGCTGTAACTAATCCTTGAACTTCTTTTAGTTGTTCTTCTGTAACTTTTTCCGGTTTAGGCGTAATGTCAATAACGTCTTTCACCTTTGGTGTTTTTCTTTTTGCCATAATTTTATTTAATTAAATTAATATTATAAACTATTTCTATTGTTTATGTCTGCTTCTATTAAAGCTATATTTGTATCACTTACTAGTTCGTTAAAAATAACTACTTCAGAAAATTTAGTACCAACTGCTGTAGCAGCTGTAGCTCCTAATCTAATTATTCTAAATTCTCCAGTTTGAGAAGCCGCTGGAAAAGCGCCTCCTAAAGAAGTGCCGTTTTGAAATACGTCAACAGCGTTACTTCCATTTCTTTGTATTCTAAACAAAGCTTTGCTAGTAGAAGGAGTTGTTGATGAGATTGGTGCGTAATCGTTTCCGTTAAACTTGTATCTAAATTTATTATCTTGGTTACCATTAGCAAATCTAAAAAAGTTTGCACCTGGACTGCTACTACCTTGAAGTACTGTTTCTGTGTTTAAATCATCTGCTACATCTATTACCATAAATATAGTAAACGCTCCTGAAAAAACCATTTCGGAAGTAAAGTTTACCTCTGGATGCGTGTTAGAAGAATCTAATTGCTTTAAGTGTAATGAACCGCTAGTAAATTCTACTTTATCGTCTGTACCGGCTGAAGCATCGTCTATAGGATTACCTTGACCGCTACTATCGGCCCATATAATTCTATCACCGTCGTCTGATTGGCCTTCGTTAAACTTCAGCCAAGTTTGTATACCAGATACATCTGCTATGCTAAACGCAGAAGAACTAATATAAGGCATGCTTGATATGCTATTTCCTAATCCTAACATTAATGTCCGAAGTAACAGATTATACCGCCAGTTGTTGACGCTGCACTAGGATCAACGCTTGACCATCTGCCATATATAGTTAATCCTGCAGGAAACTTAGTAGCGCTATCTATTTCTGCTGCATTACCGCCGTTTACAGCTAAAGCAGTTGTGCTACCAAAAGATATTGCAGATCCAGCTAAATCAGCGCCAGTAGTTCCGTCTAATAACATATCTTGAGCTGGAGTTAACGCTGTTAATGTTGTTTCTTCTAAAAACGTAATAGCTACAATTACTCTACCCGCTGGTGGAGTTACAGCTGCGTCTTCGTCTGTAAAAGCGCTACCCATTTGTCCGAAGCCATAAGCTACTTCTGTTGAATTTATTCCCATTTTATTTTTCTTTTGATTGTTCGTTTTTCTTTGATGATCCTCCGAAGAAGAAGTCTATAATTGTATTTACTTTAGCACTCATAGCGCCAAATATTGTAGAGATGAAACTAATTTCAAACTCTCCTAGTTCTATTGATTTTGTAACAAAGTAATTAAACATTACAAATGTAATACCAAAGTATGCTACAGTAAATAACGTTGCTAATACTTTTTGAATAATAGCATCGTCTTTATACATATCACGCGCAGACTTACGATCTTCTACTTCTTTAGCAAAAGCTTCACGCTCTGCGTCTAGTAATAGTTTTTTAAGAGCTAGCTTTGCTTCGTCTCTTTCTTTGTCTGTGGTAATTACTTTATCAAGGATGCCTTCTGCATTATCAACGATCTTACCGAATAAGCCTCCAACTAAATTATTTATCATATCTTATTGTTTTCCCAAGGTAACCGTCTGTCTCCTTCAACAAGTCTTTCACCTGTTTTAGGATTAGTAACATAACCATTGCTACGCTTCCAAACTTCACCTTTATAATATACAGCTTCATCATCATAGTACTCAGTACCTAACTTCATAGCTGTTATGTGTTGCATTTCATGAGCTAAAGCTTGTTGAAACATTGGATCTTCTATATTTATATCTTTATCAATATAAATACTTCCATCGTAGTTTGCTTCAGCTATAACATCTTTACCTAGCTGTTTTCTAAACACGGGCGTTCCAGGTACTATTTCATCTCCTGATTTAAAACTAAGCTTGCTTTTAACTACACCGTTATTAGCTTCAAATTTATTTTTTTTACTTAGTTTAAACGCCATTATCTATCTTTGTCTTTTATCATATCGTCAATAGCTTTATTATAAACTTTATCAGTATATGATTTGTTATCGTAAAATACACTTCTGTTTGATATAGGTAAATCTTCTTCACCTAACAGTATTCTGTATATTCTACTTATTATTTGGCCGCACTTAAACGACGTTTTAAATACAGAATATTTTATAGTCGTTCTGTTTCTTTGTCTCCACACCTCGATCCAACCATCAGATCGTAGTCTTTCCCACCTTTCTTTATCCCAAGAGTATGTATATGTTCCATCAATAAACTCTTGTCTTGTAAAACGCTTCTTACAGTCTAAATAAATTAGCAACTCTAAGTCAGCGTCTTTTAACCCGTAAGTCTTACAGGCCCATTTTCTAACGAGCCTGTAATACTTAAGGATTTGTAATTCACGTAAATCGTGACTAGTTAGTCGCATTTATTACGAAGCAGTAGCTGTTTGAGCAACGCTCGCTATACCGCTAGCATTTTCAACTGTTAAGTTAATATCTCTAATATCGTCTCTAACAACAACCATACCTTTAACTTTATTGTCATCAGCAATAACATCTGTTAGCTCTTGAGCAAACTCTTTAAATTTAGCTGATCCATGAGTTACAGTAATAGTGTCCACGTCGTGTGTTGCTCCAAAATCTCCAGTTTTACCTTGGAAGTGAAGCTCAGTTGTGGTAGCTGTTTGATAGTGTACACCTCTTAAATACTTAGAATTGTACAAGAAGCCATCACCATCATCGTAAGGTTTAAGTTGAGTTACGTCAAAATCGTTATTAGCAGCTGTTGAAGCATCACCTGTAAAACCGTTAACAGGATCAGTAGCAACCGTATTAACAGTAATAGTACCGTTTGTAGCGTGTATTGTACAAGCTGCTGTAATATCAACTTCAACACCAGCAGCTGGAGAACCATAAGCGCTACCAAAAGAATGGTTAGCATGAGCAGTTACAGTTACTTTAGCCCCGCCGTTAGTTAAAAAGTTTACACCAGTTGGAATTGGATTTTGAAAACCACCTGTTGTTAATTGGAAAGTTTGAGCACCACTACAGTCAACATCGTCAAAAGCTTGAGTAGCCGCAGCGTTTAGCCCAAAGTATAAATATTTATCTCTCATTGTTTTATTCTTTAATAGTTTATAATTGAGTTAATGTGCATGCAGTTATAAATGGACTGCAAAAGTCTCCTTCAGCCTCATCTGCAATTACTATGAAACCATCTCTTGGTTCACCCGCCATAGCTTCACAAACATCTTCTAATACATCAATACCTCTACCTTCATCATGAGTAAGAGTTATTATTGTTTCAGCAGCACCTGTGTTAGCTCTATCTGCAAAGAATAATTTAGAAGTAGTTGCAGTTGCAAAACCAGCAGCAATAAATAAATCTGCGTTAATCATCAACGCGTCATCAGCAGCATCCGAAGGATTGTTACTGATTGAAAAATATAATGTTTTAGTCATTTCTTTAAATTTTAAAATTAATTAATATCGTCAACTACAACACCTGTAAATGGCGCTACGTGAACATTATTTACGTCATCTGCTAAAACTAACATTTTACCTTTTGCTTGATTTAAAACACCTGCAATAATTTTACAAATAGCTTTAAATTTTAATTCGTTAGTTGTACCTAAGTTAGCTGGAACTGTTAAAGTAACAACTCCATTTTTTGTGCCGTATCCTTCTCCTGCTTTAAATCTTAACTCAACAGTGCTAGCGCTAGCAATTTCTGCTGACATAAAATCAGAAGCTTTGAAAATACCGGCATCATCAGCTGTACCAGACAAAGTATCTGCTACATAAATAAAAGTATCCCCTTTCATAATTTTTGTTTTGATTAATGAATAATTTGTTTTTCGTTTTTAGTTCAGTAGTGTTTAGTTTATGGTTTAGGTTTAATCAATTAATACGACGTCCATTTGTTTTATAACGCCGTAAAATTTATCGTTATGCTGAACACCATGCCCAGCGTGTCTATCGTAATAGACTATATCGTTTTGATTTATACCTTCAACAAGGTTTCCTACTGATATAACTTTAGCTTTTAAATATCTATTGTCTTCGTTTATATCATCTGTAAGAACTAATCCACCAACCTTTTTGTGATCTTGCTTTATAGGCTCTATCACTATATAATGATTAACTGCTTTCATTGACTCTGATATTAGAGATTACACAGTCTGCGGATATAATAGTAGTTACAACTGATACAGCGTTTTTAAGCGCAGTCTTAGTAACTAGCACAGGATCAATGATACCTTCTTCAACCATATTAACAGGCTTTCCAGTTATTACATTTAATCCACAACCTTCTTCTAGATTTACGTTAAAATCTATACCACCGTTTTCTAGTATAGTGTGAAAAGGTGATTTAACAGCTTCAAGTAGTATATCTTCACCTATTGTTTCAGTTATAATTTTTTCTGAAGCATTTAATAAAGCTACACCACCACCTGGTACAATACCTTCTTTTAAAGCGGCTTTAGTAGCATATATAGCGTCTTCAACGCGATCTTTCTTTTCTTTTAGCTCTACTTTTGAGTTAGCACCAACTCTAACAATACCAACACAGCCAGACAGCATAGCTAGTCTATCTTGAAGTTTCATTTTTATAAAACCATTTTTTTCTTCAGCTACACGTTTAGCAACATCATCAATGCGTTCTTTTACAAGTTCATGCATGTCTTCTACTGTAATAACAGTGCTTGTCTCGCTAGTTTCTGCATAATCAACTTCACCAAGATCTTCTACACTCATAGCGTCAAGATCATCACCTAACTCTTCGTTAAACATAGTAGCGCCTGTGATAATAGCTAAATCTTCGCAAGTATCTTTTTTAGTAGGACCAAAACCTGGTAAATCAATAATATTAACTTTAATATTACCTTTTACTTTATTCATCAACAACGCTGATTTAACTTGTTGTGATACTGGTGCTACTATTAGTAAAGATCTGTTTTGCTTTATAACGTGTTCTAATATCTTTTGTATCTTACGCACGTTTGGTATTTCAGACATACATATTAAAACATAAGGATTATCTAGCTCTGCTTTTTGTTTATCAGTATTTGTAACAAAATGAGGTGATGTTAAACCGCACTCTATTTGCACACCGTCAACCATTTCAACGTAAGTCTCATCTGTTTCCGATGTTTCCATTAGTACTACGCCATCTTTACCTACAGCTTCATAAGCTTCTGATATAATCTTGCCAAGAGCCTCATCATTATTACAACTAATGGCTGACACGTTTTTAAGCATATCACCATCAACATCTATCTTGATGCTGTCTAAATACTCGTTTATTTTATCTAAACAAGAGTATATACCTTCTTTTATTTCTCGAACAGAAGAATCTTTTAAGTTATCGTAAATACTTTTAATTAATGCTTGAGCCAAGACTGTGGCTGTTGTAGTACCATCACCTGCTTCACTAACAGTTTTTTGTGCAGCTTCTTTTATTAAAGTAGCTCCCATGTTTTCAACCGGGTCAAATAAGACTACGCTCTCTGCAACGGTTACACCATCTTTTGTGATGACCGGTTTGCCTCTGCCGTCTTCGTAGATAACGCATTTTCCTGAGGCTCCAAGGGTAGACTTTACGGCTTGAGCAAGCTTGTCTACTCCAGTGATGATTTTTTGTTTAGCGGAATCGCCAAAGTTCAAGTCTTTGACAATTTCGCTAGGTAAACTGTATTCCATTATATTATATTAAATTAAATTGGTTTATTCAAATGTTTTAACGACCTTAGGTCCTTTGGTTGCTTCTAGCTTTTTAGTGAAGTGTTCAATACTTCCATCAATAGCTTTTTCAGCACCTTCTATAGTTTCTCGCCTTGTAACATCGACATACTCATCGCTGTTAGGTTTTGAAACTTCTGTTTGGTAATAACCATTTGGCAACTGGGTAATACGCCAGTTAGCTTTGTTAGCTAAGTGTTCCCATTGCTCTTTGGTTTTTTCATTAATCTGTGGATTACCGGTCCACGTGCTTGTCTTGTAATACAAATACGTCATTTTGGTTTTATTTATTGGTTAGTAATTAATTTACTTTTTGTGGCCCATCTTCATAGCAGCTTTCATCATTGTAGCCGCTTTCTTAAGCTTCATAGCAGATTCTTTTTTCATCTTCATACCTGCCTTCTTCATTTTCATAGCTGCATCTTTTGCTTTCTTCATTTTCATAGCAGCAGCTTTTTTCATTTTCATAGCAGCGTCTTTTTCTTTTTTAAGCTTCATAGCAGCAGCTTTCTTCATCATTTTTGGGCTTTTACCTTCTTTCTTTTCTTTTGCAATAATTGCTTTTTGTAAGTTTTCAGGTAAAGTCTTTTGTTTTGCCGTAATTTTCTTTGGACTTTTCATTTTAAATTTTGTTTTTAATATGTTTAAACATTGCATCACCTATTTTCTCGCCAAACTTACTGTCTGACTTATAATGAGCGTGAGCTACTCTTCTACTATAAGATATGTTTTCTGCTGTTTTCTTAAAAGCTTTAGAAGCTTTGGGATGTTTATCAGCTAAAACATTACCTATTAATATTCCTTGAACAGAGTGACCTGATGGATACGAAGGAGTTTTCATAGACTTCATTTCGTAATCTTTCATGCTAATATTCATTTTCTTAGCAGATACTTTAGGTCTTGGCCTGTTAAAGTGTTTCTTCAGTTTTAATATTACAGGCGCAGAGTCTTTTATTAACTTTGTAGCTATACTTTTGTCGTAGTCTTCTATATTGTTTTCCTCTGCTGTCTTTTTAAAAGCAGCTTCAATATCATCGTACTTTTTTACAAACTCTTTTTTAAGCGGTATGCTTTTAAGCTCTTTAACCTCTTGCATAGTTCTAAAAGAATTATCACTAGGTGGTTTTTGCTTTTTAAAGCTAGATATATTAAAATCTTTAAACAAACTCATTTTTCACCGCATTTCTTACTAGGATTACCAACTTGCACCCAGTTTTCTTTTTGGAACCAATCACGTAATGTAGCACCTTTTTTACGAGCACCTTTTACATTACTCTTACTTGATCTTCTATAACCACCGCTTTTAGCTGCTTTACGTTTAGCTCTAACGACAGATGCGCGCTCAGACTTAGACATGCTACGAACTTTAGCTGCGGGTAAACAAACTTTCTTTGTACCTCCACCTTTTATCTTAGACTTTTTAGCTAACGGTGATTTTAGTTTAAATGCCATTATTTCTTTTTTAATCTTCTTATAGCAGCTTTACATCTTTTAGCAATACCTGCTTGTTGAGGTTTTTTACCAAATCGTGATCTTTGCTCCATAACTGTTAATATCTGTATTTTTCTAGCGTATGGCTTACTAATACGTTTTACTTTAGCGCAAGTACTTCTAGCGTCTGCTGGAGTAGCATATTTAATCCTAACTGTATCTTTAGGATTTTCGTCAGTATATAATCTTCTGCTGCTACCTTTAGGTTTTTTGCCAGTACCAACAACTGGGTCTTTACGTTTCTTTTTTGGTGATGGCCTGTTAGTTTGCATGTTTATAAACCAGTTTGCTAATTGCTTATCACGAGGCGTAGCATCTTTTCTAGATTTTAGTTTTCTAGCTTTAGCTATTGTTACATCTCCGCCGTATAGTTTAGATATACGAGCTTTTAATACACCTCTGTAAGCTTTACTCATTTTTTCTTTTTACCTAATCTTTTTCTTACGATGTCCATAGTTCTACGCATTTTAGCCGCGTACTTTGGATCTTTGTTTCTTCTAAATACTATTTGTTGATTTAAACTACTAATAATTTTAGATAAATTACCTTTACGCGACTTAATCATCCAACTAGCTAAAGCAGGTGCAGATAAATCTCTAAACTTACCTTTAGCATCAGGCGCATCAGATTCTTGAAACTTACCCATACGTTTAAGTAAGGCACTATTTTTTAATTTAAAAGCCATTATTTCTTTTTTCTTCTAGGCACACAGTTTGGAACCATTCGATTACCTTTTTTCTTCATACCTTTTTGTACGTGTGATTTCCAGCATGCTTTCAAAGGTGATTTTATTTTCATTTTAAAAGCCATTACTTCTTTTTCTTTTTACCACCACCAAATCTACTAGGACCACCGGCTCTAGTGCATCGTACACCCCAGCCAGAGGCGTAAGCTGAAGGCCATACTTTAAATTTACGTTTTGCAGCAGCTTTACAAGCAGCAGATATTTTCTTTAATGCTGAACTTTTTTTCATGTTATATATTTTAGCAGTTCCATCTGCGTCTAGCAGCTAAACCTCGTTTACTTTTCCAACTTCTTGATCTTGCGCAGAACGACTTTCTACGTTTTGCGGCTTTACTACCTTTTTTAAGCCTTGACGGCGGTGTTGTTACCGCTGTTTTTAGCTTACTACCTGGATTTTTACGTCTATATTCGCGTACACCTTTCTCTGTCATACCACCACCTGCTTTACCACCGGTGCCAGTTGACTTAGCTTTGTTAAAATTCTTGCCAGGACCTATAGTTCTACGCACATCTGGCTTGCGTTTACGCTTTTGCATCGGGCTTTCTTCTTCCATTAAACGTTTTGGCGTCGATGTTGTTTGAAAGCTACGACGTCTACCACAGCTAGTAACAGAAAATGGATGATTTTTTTGTACGTATGCCATTATTTTTCTTTTTTAGTGCCTTTTCCGTCATTACCACGGTTGTCTTTAACAGACTTAAACTTACGATCTTTGTGATCGAAGTCTTTACCACTGATATTTATACCAGCTTTCATTGCAGCACGTCTTTTTCGTTGATTTTCGGCTTTTTTCCTACGTCTAGCAGGCGTCATCGCAGCTTTTTTATCACGATTAGCTTTCATGCGCGCAGCAGTAGGTGTTAATTTTTGCTTTGCCATAAGAATATTATCACATAGTAGTAAAAATAGTTAAAAGTGTGACAATAGCTTGTTACTAATACACCTTAATAGGCTTATGTCATATAAAATACGTTATAAATATAGGAGTAGAGTGTAGCCCCTACCTCCCTGGTAGCCAGCCAGTTACAAAAATCGTTTATAAATACCCCACCGGCCCCCGTTTTTGCCGTTTTGCGTCAGATTTTTTACGTTTTACTTGCAATATAAATACGAAACTATTTGGATAATATATATAAATAAATACTAATAATTAAATAATAAAATATGAATACTTTAAAAATTTATACCAATCAATCAAATCAATTAATCTACCAAAATAATAATATAAATGAATTACTTGAATTATACAATATAAATAAAAATTCAGAGAAATTCCAAGAATTATTTGAAACCGAAATATTAAATGATATATTTGAAAATGAAAAATTCTCTTCTTCTTATGTATACTATGAATTATATTAAAATAATTACAAATTAAATACGGAATAAACTGGATAATATATATAAATAAACATAAACTATTAAACTAAATTAAACTAAATTATTATGACTAAATTAACTAAAAAAAGATTTGTTATCTCAAAATCTCTAATCGGAAAAAATGTAACTATTGAATTTACAACTAAAAAAGGTACTTTTGAATATAATCATGACGATGTATACTCAATCAATCAAGAAAGACTTGAGTCAATGGAGTGCTTCCAAAAATATGGTAACTACACTAACAGTAATAACTTACCAACATGGGCTCGCCTATCTGAGTAATACTGATGAGACTTCAATAGTCGAAACTACTTCGGTAGTCTATTACAAATCAACTAATTAAATACTATGTTACAATACATTTTAGAAATTATTACACACTTAACAATTATAGGTACAATTTGTTACCTGACAGAAAAATTCGTTATAAAGAAAGACAGTGAGTGCAATAACTCTTAACGATTATTATTACTTAAACAATTAACCTACTTTAAAAATATACTATTATGAATAAAACTAGATTACACAGAGAATTACTTAAACAACAATTATTTAACTATGATTACTCAAATACTCCTGAAGACAAATCAATACTTGTCGAGTTAGACTGCTCACAAATTACTGTGTCGACTGAAGGTCCAAATGGCTTTACTCACTGGAAATCGTCAGGTGGTTCTATTGAAAACTTGGTAGAGTTAATGAATAAAAAAGTATCTCAAAATCCTGACTTTGATTTAATAATAGTTGACAGTGCAAATTAAATACGATGCTTGATGGATAATATACATGAATTTAAACTTATAAAAATAATATACTATGTCTTACAAAAAATCTCAAATTAACATTTTAAAACTAAAAAACCAAACTTATTTACCATTTCAATTACACCAATTACCAAAATGGTTTAATAACTCAACAACAAATTACTTTAACTATAAAGGCTATATTTATATATCACTAACAGATATGCTTGAATTTAATCCATACTTTAATCTTAAAAACTTTAAAGATAACTTAACATTCAACAATCAATTACCTCAACAATATAAATCATCAAAATAATAATAACTATGACTTACAATAAATTAAAATCAATACTAAAAAATAACTCTGAAGTACATTACTTAACTGACTGCGATATATTTCTTGAAGATAATAACTTAAATATATCTGACTTTAAAAACAATGAATTTATACTATTCGAATATACAACTCAAATGATTACTACAATTAAATTATTAAAAGAAAATAATATAAAGTATTCAATTCATGAAGATGAACTAGACTTACAATATATAATAATATAATACAAACA